TAATACCAATAAAACGCCTAGTACTTCTGCCGTTAAAAAAATAGCAAAACTAGCATCATCTATAACTAAAATATAAGCCAATCCTACTGAAAAGATTAATACTCCTAGTAAGGTAGATTTTAACTGCTTAATGTTTTCTCTCATTTCGTTAATTCTATTGCTTCCGCTTCTGTTAATACCTCGTTATAAATTCTAAGTGATTTAGTGACTATTTTAGTATTAATAGTTACGGTGTCTAATCCTTCTATTAACGTAGGGTTTAAAAGTTCGCTTACCTTAACTCCATTAGCATAAAATTTAATAACTGAACTATCCCACGTAATTCCAAACTTGGCAAAGCTTGTAATATCGTACGAAACCGACGTGTCTAAAACAGAAATACCTCCTACTCTGTAAATTATTCTTATGTTAGATGTTGACGAATATAAGAACCTAATAGAATTGTCAGTATTAGTTCCAACAGACAATCTTAAATGTTGGAAAACTCCTACTTCCTCTGTAGATTTCATTTCAGCAAACATAGACCCATTATAGTCTTCTACTAAATTAGAAAGATTACCATTACTACAACCTTCTGCGGTTCTAGTAGCTGAAGCACCCGTTGTTTCTATATATGAAGTCACAACATCACTTGCTTCTAATTGCGCCCCCCACCACAACCAAGTTGAAGGGTCATCGCCACTTACGTAAATAGTGCTTCTAGCTACTCCGGTAGCAGCAGCCTCTGCGGTTGCTATAATTCTAAACCAACCGTTTCCGTAGTCTTCAACTGACGCTTGTGTTGCTGAATCTTGTATTTCCTTAACAAAGCCTTTTTCTACATTATAATAAAAATTTTTAACCACCCCTACCGAAGTGCCCGAAATATTTATTTTTAATAAAGGATTTCCCGAAATATGTTTAACAAAAAAAGATGCCGTTACAAATTCGCCTATTGTAAAAGGTTGTTCCGTTTGTAAATATTTTCCTTCACTATTTGCGTTTGTCTCGTATCGTTGCGCCGTCTTCGTTCCGTCCGGTGCAATATCTGAAAGATACGTTACTACCGGCGTTCCATTAGTTGCCCAACCTTGACCACCCACAGTTGGTTGCGAATAATCAACTTGGTTTGTTGAGTCCGGTTCAATTAATAAACTAGGACAATTTGCTATGCTAAAACTAGTTTCGTAACCTTGCAAAGTTTTTGTAGGTTCATAATTAGTATATTCAGACCCTAATTCAGCTTGGGTTCCCCATAATTGGTATGACGCACCCGCCGTACCATTAGAAAATCCATTTAACCTTAATCTAGGTGTTGCCACACTCCCCGCCGGTACAACTATTACTACAGAATATCTATGCCATTGATTATCTCCAATAGTCATAATATTATTGCCAACTACTAGCGAACCACCATTGTAGTAAGCTATTTGAAAAGACTCAGAAGAATTACTTTTTATATATATTGAAAGCGTGTATGTTTCCCCTACTGTTAATTCTATAAAAGGAATTTCTATTTGATGACTAGTCGTGCTTATTAATGTAACATCGTATAATTCATCTGTTTTATTCCCGAAAGGGTCAATCCCCTCTATTTGTTCGAAGTCAACGTTCGCCCCAATTCCCCAATTATCTGATAGAGAACTAAAAGGCACAAGGTTCTTATAAATAGTCTTAGTAACTTCCCTATAGTCTAATCTAGGAACGTTAACCGCTACTTCTTCAAGTAAACCGGCTTTGTTCATTCTAGTTGCCGTAGTACTCCTCGAGAAAGTAAAATCCCCGTCTCCATTAATAGGTATTGGCGTGTAAAGCTTAGAAGTATTATAAGCTGAAGGCACTAAAGCTAAAATTGGTTTTTTCATTCGTCTTCGTTTTTCTGTTCTTTTTCTTTTTCAATCCTATTAAGGAAAATTTTTAACCTTATTTTATTTTCTTCTTTTGGTTCGTATTCCATTATAGTACCCAATTTGAATAAGACCCGTCTCTACTCGGTTTTACGTCTTCGTCTGTGTTTGTTATATACTCCGGAAAGAGTTCTGAATTATTGCATAAGTAAGTCACTAACCTAGTCGCATAATAATCCGCTAAATGCTTTTGAGAAGCTAGTAACTCAATCATTTCATCACTACTTAAAGTCTCGGTGTTCTCTACTGAATTTTTAAAAGTACCTTTATTAGAAAGTGATACATTTGAAAAAGGTAAATATTCGGTTAAACTCCAATGGACTAAAACCGGCTTAACGTACTCCATAAGATTGATATAATTACCACTAAATGTTGGTGCGTCTGTTATTAACTTGTCTAATAAATCCGTCCCTAAAAACGATTGTAAATGTATGTCTTGCGCAATTGAAACAAATTGTAGTATTTTATTTGCGTCTAGGTTGCCGTCTATAAAAGTGTTAACTTTTAGGTCTTTTATCGATATTAATAGTTTTTTAGCCATTATATTACGTCTTTAGGTAAATTTTTATTATTAGGACTGAAGCCTTTTAGTGGTAAATTATTTGGTTGTATTGATACTTGATAAGGATTAGTAACTTTATACCCTAAAATTTCTGCTTGTCTAGTGCCTACTTTTTCAGCGTTAGGGTTTCCGGCGTCTAAGCCTTTACTTTTGCTTTTCATCGTTACCCTTCTCCAATTATGCTTGCAACGTGCGCCTCCTTTGAATAACCAAATAGAATACTTATTAGCCCCGAATTCCCCGAACCCCGCATTTACTATTTTAGTCTCCATTTTAACTATATCTTCTTTTCTGTAAAGCTTTTCCGCATTCATCATTTTCTTACAAAACAGTCTTTCCGGACTCTTATTACCAAAGTACTTATATCTTACTTTAAAATAAGTCTCTCCTACCTTTTCATCTTGTTCTGATTTTGCCGAAGGCTTCGCTATTCCCGTTGAAACTAAATTAACGATTTTAGATAGCATAGACGGCTTATCTTTTGTTGCGTTAAGTGTTTCTATCTGTTTGTCTAAATCGTCTTCTAAATCATAGTCTAAGTCTCTCTCGTCTACTATCTCCCAATCTTCTAGTTCTTCATCTGCTTGCGCTATTAACTCGTCCGCTATAGTTGTGTCTATAAACTTGTCAGAAAGTGCGCCCATTTTTACGCCCGTTTCTTCTTCTTTTGTCTCTTTATCTAATCCTTCTACATCTACAAACTCTAACGGCTGAATAGTTTTAAAATATAGTCTTAAAGAAATGTCGTTAATTGCTAATATTTCGTCTAATGCTTCTATTATTTCAGTCTGATAAGGTTTAATTACTAAGTTGTCAAATACTAACATAGCGTTCTTTATTTCGTCTGCGTTTGAACTTAAGCCGTTAGTTCCACCGCTTGCACCTAGTAACCAAATTGGCGCTTGGTGTCCTTTTAAAATCTTTGCTTCCGACTCCTCCGACAAATAAGAATAGTGCGCCGGTGCATCATTTAAAGGAATATCTTCTACAGTAGTAGCCGACTCTTTGTTTTTATTAAAAGCTACAATTACCTTGTTGCCTCTTGCACCCGTTACCTTACTCAAAGCATTATCCTTAATTTCCTCTTGTTCTTTTTTAGTTCTAGGTATTCCGTTATTAAAGTTTATTACCTTTGTCCCGCTAAAGCCATTAATAGTATCGTTAATTAAGTAGTCTCCTATTTCATTTTCTAAAACGCAATATGGTAAGCTTCCTTGATAGTCTACCGGTGGGAAGTATTCAAACCCCGCTACATAAGGACGAAGTATAAATATTTCTGATTTCTTTTGTGTCGTACTACCGAAGATAGGTAATTTTTCTAAAACGTCTTGTTTTTTATAATCTTTCCAATTAGGGTGGTATAACCAATTCTCAACAACCCCTTCTTCATTCATCTTTTCAGGTCGCAAGGTATTCATAGGAAAATGAGAAATTTTAGAAACTTTGCCGTTTTTATACTGTATTTGTAAAGCCCCTAATCCTAAAGTCTTTCTATCAAAAATAAGCCTTCTTAAGTCGTTTGGTTTTATTAAAGATAGTAAACTAGCGTATTGGTTAACCTTTCTACTAGAGTCTAAAGCGCTTAAACCTTTTCCATAAACCATAGAAACAATTCTATTAATTGTAGCGTTATTT